GTTGTGTCAGAAGAGATGGTGGCAGATCCCAAGGTCAGCAAAAATATTGAGTCGGCAATCGCTTATGTCGGCGGTCGATGCGAGACACTTTTCTCTGGCGTGTATGTCAGAAAGAATGTGCCCGGTCTGATTGCGATACTAAGTATGAATGGATTAGCGACATGAAACAACTATTTGAAAATTGGAGCAGGTTTTTGATTTTGAGTGAGAACAATATAGATCTACGACCAGCGGAACAAACTTGGAAAAATTATGAAGGTGCCTTACGAGATATGGACGATCTTTATATGTGGTTAAATGAAATTGGCTATGCTTTTAAAGATTATGATAGATATGGTGACAAATTAGAAAGCGATGGAATAGAAGAACTTTTAGACAGCAACAATATTCAGCTTCCAATTACTGATCTGGGAACAGCAGTTCAATTATATCAACTGGCAAAAGCGACATAACAACAATGATACTAAGTATGAATGGATTAGCAACATAGGAGATTATAATGGCTAGAAGAAAAAACACAAAAAGAATTGACCCTCGTTACTTTTTAAACGAGACAACACATAGAGATTTAAACGAGCAGGAAATGAAGATTTCTGATTTAGCTACTCGTTATGGTGAAATAGCAAGAGACAAGCATCCAGTAATAATGATTGGTCCCAATGCCTTTGTAAGACTTAGACAACTTGGTCCTGCTGGACAGAAGGGTGTAGCACTTGATTTTTCCGCCCGGCCAGATATGAGTAGTTCGTCTCTTGAGGGTAGTACCGCTGGTGACCCTACGGAACTTTTAATCAAAGGCATAACTAGTTTGATACGAAAAGGTTCTAATTATGGTATAGAGATACCACAAACCGATACAGTAAAAGTTGTTGGGTAATGGATTAGCAACATGAAGATTGCAAAACAAAAATTAAAGCAGATCATTGTGGAAGAAGTTTCTAACGCTCTTATTGAATCTGACTTTGATTTGGGTTCCGAGATAGCATCTATTGAAGCAGGCGCAGATTTAGCAGATAAGAAAAGAACACATCGACAAACCAGAGACCAGTTGCTGCAAACCTCGATAGCGCTCCAGTTTATGTTAGAATTAGCGACTGAGGTGCGCAACAAGAAGTCAAAATTTTTTAAGGAAGACATGCCACATGGCCCAAAGCTAGCCCATTTTGATCAAATTAAAAAAGTTGCAAATATCCTAACAACTGTAGCAAAACAAGTAAAAGATTCTGAATCCATAGAGGAAAATTATCAACCTAAATTGGAATTCGAAAATAAGCAGATGAGAGAACTAATAGATTTTATCAACAAAGATCTTGGCACAGAATATAAACAAGTGGGCTATGGTGGCATGACTCGCGACGAGAGAGAAGTTGATAATTTAATATTAGGAAAACTTAATTTAGACTTTAATGAAATAGTAAAAAATCATGCTGATTTTATATTTGATCAATTTACATTGTTATCCAGCGAAGAATTGGTTCCAGAAAAACTTAGAGACTATTTAAAGGATGGCGGTGGCTATATTTTTAGACCCATGAAGACCAAAATAAGAAGAGGATATTGATATGAATTTATTAAAAAGATTATGGAGTTGGATTATTAAAAAAACTTCCACTGCGCATAGGTTGGCCGTTGTTGAAGAAGAGCCAGCAAATGAAGCTCAAACTGAGACCGCCGCGGAAATATTTGTAAGAATTTTACTTGACCGCGGCATCAATATAAGAGAAATTTCCGTTACTAAAGTGGATGAATTATTTGAAAAATGGTATGATGGTCCCGCTAGCGAGGAGTCGGTCCTTGCGTCCATACCAGACTTTAAAAAACAACACAGTATCTCATTTTCTGACGAAGGATAAATAAGACGATGCCATATAAAAGAGTCGGCAAGTGTGTTTACAAAAAAAAATCTGATGGCTCTAAAGGCAAAAAAAAGGGTTGCTCAAAAAGCGTTGAAAAGGCAAAGAAATATTTAAAAAAACTTTACTCTATTGAAGAAATGGTCCGCCAAGAATTAACAAATATTTTACAAGAGAGGAACAAATGATGTCATACACCAAAGCCAAACTTGACAGATTGGTAGAAAAAATGATTTCTCGTAAGTTTCTTGTTTGGTTAACAGCCACAGGGTTGATGGCGTTTTCTGACTTAGCGTCTAGCGATTGGGTAATGATATCAGCAATTTATATTGGTGGCCAAACAGTTATCGATGGAATTGCCAAACTTAAAGGTGTTGCGTGAGTTGGCCAACAATACTAAAGTTCGTACTTAAAAACTGGAAAGAAATATTAGTAGTACTTTCTTTGTTGGCTGTTTCTATAAAAACCAGATTAGATTACAGGGCACTGCATAAAGCTTATGAAATCTCTCAAGAAGAAACAAAAGAAAGAATTGAAGCACTTCGGTATATTCACAGCGAAGAACTTGCACGCCGTGATTATGCTATTGAAGAATACAAAGATACGCTCGAAAAACTTACAGACACTTACGAAAAATCACAAGAAGAATTAGAGCGCGAGCGTCAAAAAAAAACTAAACAATTTGAAGAACAATTTTCGCAAGATAAGGAGGCGTTAGCAAATGAGATTATTAGCACTTTTAGCTTTGAGTATGTGGAGTAATGTTGCTATTGCAACAAGTCCTGGTGTTTTTACATTTTTAGGAAAAAATCAATGTGCACCGTTTGAGGGCACATTATTTAATCCAATAGCGACAGCTAACATTTTATCACAAATGCAAACAGCAGGAACTGCATGCCAAACAACTGTCAAGTATGAATTAGGTAAACAAAAGGCAGAATTTGATTTAGAATTAACCAATCTACAAATAAGGCACGATGCTCTGTTGACCGAATATGATGTAAGAGTGCAGTCGTTGCAACGCGAAAACGATGCTCTATCAACTGCTCTCAAAAAACAATCCAAGAAAAACCCATGGATGTGGTTTGCAATTGGTGCTCTAGGCGGCGCAGCTATGTCTTATACAGTTTATGAGGTTGTAAATGAGTAAGGATTATGATAAGATAGCAGCCGTAGAAAAAGCTATAAAAGAGCGTTATGGCGAAGAAGCTGTTGTTAATCCAAAATCAAATTGGGACGAAAACAAAGAAAAAGAGTATCTCAAACAAATGAAAGAACTCTATAGCCGCAATAACAAAAAACAAGCTTACTCAGAAAAAGTAGATGTAAATGGTATAAAGATATCAAAAAAACTACTTAATAGAGAATCTCTAAAAAATTGTCCTGTTTGTGACTCTTTTGCCAAAAGCGTCAAAGACAATGTTTCTTTAATAAAATTTGAATGTTGCAATAAATGTTACATTCAATATGTTGAAGGTAGGGAAGAAAGATGGCTAAAAGGATGGAGACCAAACAATGGCAACAGTATATGAAATAGTTCAAGGACTTTCCCAAGCGGCAGCAAATGCATATGACGGCGCATTGGACGAAAATGGAGAACCTTTAGACGCAGGATTACAAAGAGAGGAAGGAGATCCCATCCTTGACAGGCGCGTGATGGATGGATTTAAAGTTAAGTTTTACGGCAACATGATGTGTCTTTTGTATATGTCTGAGGTTCAACTTAAGGAAGTTTATGCTTCTGGTTTTGAATCAGATGTGGAACAACGAATTGCTGATATTGCCTCATTTCTTAAGAAAGAGTATAAAAAGATTACTGGCAGATCAGTGTCTTTAACTGAGGAAGGGGAGATTGATGTTCATGTAGAAAACTCTTCTCGGATCCGCTCGTGGGTAACTGCCAAAATGCACTATAAAGTTGGCGGACTTGATCAAGAAATGAACAATGACAACTCTGGAAACCCAGCCGCTGCAGAATCAAACTGGAAAAGTTTTCTTGAGCAAGGTGGTTGGAACGGCAGCGGCGGAGATCGTCCCGACAATGATTCTAGACCAAAACCAACAAATGATTAATGTCCTTTCAATTAGACAAAAAACAACAAGTCAAAGAAATATTAAAGTGCGGTAAGGACCCCGCTTACTTTTTAAAGAATTACGCCAGAATATCACACCCAATGCATGGGCTTATTCTATTTGACACATATGATTTCCAAGATACCTTACTGCAAGATTTTAATGATTATCGTTTTAATATTATTTTAAAAGCGAGACAGTTAGGAATATCTACCATTACAGCCGGTTATATTTCTTGGCTAATGCTTTTTCGCAGAGATAAATCAATACTTGTTATGGCTACAAAGTTTGCCACAGCAGGAAACTTAGTTAAAAAAGTTAAAAGCATTATGAAGAATCTGCCAGAGTGGATTCGTATTGCTACGATTTCAGTTGACAACCGAACATCGTTTGAGTTGTCAAATGGTTCGTCAATTAAAGCGGCATCCACATCAGGTGATGCTGGTCGTTCAGAAGCATTGTCTCTCTTGGTTCTTGATGAGGCCGCCCACATTGAGGGCTTGGAAGAATTGTGGACCGGTCTATATCCAACACTATCAACTGGTGGGCGCTGTATTGCGCTTTCGACACCCAACGGAGTTGGTAACTGGTTTCATAAGACATGTGTGGACGCAGAAACAAATATAAACAATTTTAATTTGACAACCCTCCCATGGGATGTACACCCTGATAGAGATGAAGAGTGGTATAAGAAAGAAACCAAAAACATGTCGAAGCGACAAATCGCGCAGGAGTTAGAATGTAATTTCAATACTTCAGGCGAAACTGTCATAGATCCAGATTGCATGAAATGGTTGTTAGAAAATGTTAGAGAACCAAAACATAGAACTGGGTTTGATAGAAATTTTTGGATATGGGAAGAGTTCGATCCATCCTGCAATTATCTTGCAGTTGCAGATGTTTCGCGTGGTGATGGAGCTGATTATTCCACATTACATATGGTAAAATTAGAGACTCTCGAAATAGTAGGCGAGTATCAAGGTAAGCCAACGCCAGACATGTATGCAAACTTCTTGAACCAAGTAGGGCGAGAATTTGGAAATGCGATGCTTGTGGTAGAGAATAACAACATCGGTTACACAGTCCTCGACAAACTTGTTGAATACGGATACCCAAATTTGTACTACTCTGTTAAGTCTACACACGAGTACATAGAGCAACACCAAGCTGAAATAAGAAACTCTGCAGTCGCTGGTTTCACAACATCAATGAAGACGCGACCGCTTATCATAGCGAAATTGGAGGAGTTTATCAGAAACAAACTAATTACGGTATACTCTTCTCGCACAATTAACGAGATGAAAACTTTTATTTGGAGGAATGGTAAGCCACAAGCAATGAAAGGATATCATGATGATCTAATCATGGCTCTTGCGATTGCTTGCTGGGTTAGAGACACGGCTTTGCAGACAAGTGCTAGAGATTTAAATTATCAAAAAGCGTTTATCGGCGGAATTAGGACCTCGCAAACTACCATGAATACACAAATTAAAGGTCAAGAAGGCTACAAAAAAGACAATATATTTGATAAAATGAGCGAAGCTAAAAACTTATATGACCAATATAAGTGGATTATAAAGTGAGAAATTGATAAATGGCAGACAACAGAAGATTTAGACCCAAAGGACGAAACCCCGCAAACCAAGAGTCAGAATTATTTAAAAGACTAACAAGATTATTTTCGGGTCCAATTGTAAATTATCGTTCTCAATCTGGGCGCCGTATTCGCAGACAACATCTTGACAAATATTCGTCTAGGTTCAAGTCCGCTTCAGGGCAACAATTTAAAAAGACTTTATATAATCCACTTGACAACATTGCCACAAATGCAATTGCAAACCAACGCCGTTCCGAGCGATATGTTGATTTTGATCAAATGGAGTACATGCCCGAGATTGCTTCAACGATGGACATATATGCGGACGAGATGACCACATACTCTGACCTGAAACCAATGCTTAACATCAAGTGTGCAAACGAAGAAATTAGAGCAGTGCTAGCAGTTTTGTATGACAATATTTTAAACCTTCAATACAACTTATTTGGTTGGTCTCGCACAATGTGCAAATATGGGGACTTTTTCTTGTACCTCGATATCGATGACAAGTTTGGAGTGAAATCAGCTATCTCGCTTCCGGTTCAAGAAATTGAAAGAATGGAAGGTCAGGATTCAACAAACCCAAATTATATCCAATATCAGTGGAACTCCGCCGGCATGACTTTTGAAAACTGGCAGATTGCTCACTTTCGTGTTTTAGGAAACGACAAATATGCACCATACGGAACTTCTATTCTTGAGCCTGCCCGCCGTATCTGGCGCCAGCTTACACTTATGGAAGATGCCATGATGGCCTACAGAGTTGTTCGCTCATCTGAGCGCCGCGTATTTAAGATTGATGTGGGCGCAGTTCCACCGCAAGATGTGGAACAATACATGGAAAAAATTGTCACACAACTTAAGAGACACTCTGTTGTTGACCAAAACAGTGGTCGCGTTGATTTGAGATATAATCCGATGTCGATTGAAGAAGATTACTTTATTCCAGTTCGAGCCGGCTCTGCTACTGAAATAACAAACCTAGCAGGTGGCACAAATACGACGCAGATCGACGATATTAAATATTTGCGCGACAAACTTTTTTCCGCTTTGAAGATTCCACAGTCTTACTTATCAATGGGCGAAGGCGCTGCGGAAGATAAGACCACATTAGCGCAGAAAGATATTCGGTTTGCACGCACGATTCAAAGATTGCAGAGAGTAATCATTGCTGAGTTAGAAAAGATTGGTATTATTCATCTTTATACTCTTGGTTTCCGTGGGGATGATCTGCTTTCATTTAGTTTGGCCCTTAATAATCCTTCTAAGATTGCCGAGCTTCAAGAAATTGAGCACTGGAAGGCTAAGTTTGACATAGCTGCATCCGCTACCGAAGGTTTCTTCAGTCGTCGTTGGGTTTCGGAGCACATTTTTGGCATGTCTCACGAAGACTTTGTGCGTAACCAAAGAGAGCTGTTCTATGATAGAAAACAGGATGCCTCACTACAAGCTGTTGCAGAGGGCGGCGCCGCTAGCGCAGGTGGAGATTTGGGTGGAGGCCTAGGCGGAGGCTTAGGCGGAGATCTAGGTGGAGACTTGGGTGGCGGGCTAGGCGGCGATCTTGGTGGTGACACCCCTGGTGGCCCAGAAGAGATGCCTGCAGGAGATGCTGGTGCACCAGCCCCAGGCGCAGGTGGAGGGGCAGAGCCAGCCGCCGGCGGAGGAGACGAATCGCCACTATTAGCAGTCCCTCCTGGATCTCGTGATGCTCCGCGCACAAAGAAAACAAGACAGTATGAAAAAAGTAGTTACAACCCAGTTAAGTTTGATAGAAGAAAAGACGCCGGCCCAAGAACTCGCAATTATGCAGGCAAAAGAGACGCCGAACAAAGCAGCTTAAATACAAGAAGAGTTTTCCCTGGTTCTGAAATCAACACCATACCAAGCATTGCAAAAGGTATTTATGAGGACGAACAATCTACTTATAATTTGAAAGAGCAAACTGAAGAAGAAAAATTGTTTCATGTTAACAATTCTGTTAGAAACATTTTAGAAAGCCTTGAGAAAAAGAATTCATCTACGGAGCAAAAAAAATGAAGAGAAGACATAACAAAAAAAGGAACACTGCCCTGGTTTATGAGGCTCTAATAAAAGAGGCTACCGCTGCTATTTTGCGTGGAGATCAAGAGACAAAGAACAAGATTGTGTCAATAGTGCAAGACCATTTCGGCTCCTCAACAATTTTAAGAAGAGATTTGCAGTGTTATCAGTCAATTGCGGAAAATCAAGGCTTAAGTGTAGAGGACTCAAGAAGAATATTGAGAGAAACCAAGATGCAAAAAGCATACATCAACCCTGCTCACTTGTTTAAGGCTCAATCAGAAATGATTAAAGATATTAATACTGATATTAGTTCTGATATTTTTAACAATTTTGTTCCCAACTATAAAGTATTAGCCACCATTGATCAAATGTTTTCTCCAAAAACTTCTCCCAAAGATCGTGTTTTGTTAGAGAATCAGATTATAGATCTCATGACAAAGGCGAAGCCTGTTGAGGAGAGCCGCGAGGTTGACGGATTAGTAGTTTCAAATTTTGTCGAGAAGTTTAACAATAAATACTCTGATGAGCTTTTAGAAGAACAAAGAGAGCTTTTAACTCACTACATTCTTTCTTTTTCGGACAATGCTTTATCCTTGAAGATGTTTCTTAATGGCGAGATTGCTAGATTAAAAGAGGCGCTTGGGGAAGCATTAGAGATTGATGAAATCAAGACAGACAAAGAAATGACTGAAAAGACAAACAGAGTAGTTAAAAAACTTGAAAATTATGCTGCAGAATCTGTAACAGATGATGTCTTGTTGACAATATTAAAAACACAAAAATTAGTTAAGGAAATTCACACTGATGGCTCTGACAATTAAAATTGGTCGAGGTAATCAAAGCGCTATTGTTCGCCTTGAGATGGATTTGCGTAAAAGCATGAATGGAGATCTTATGATCTTTGATCATGGTGATATAGATATAGTCCTGTCCCCAGGCACCAACAAGGTGATAGCATTTCCAAAAGAAAACATGGGCGATCTTGTATATGGTGCCCAAAACAGGTTATTTGCTCATCTAAGAAAAAAAGGTCTTATTACAGCAGAATCAATTCAGGCCTCGTCTTTTTGTGGGGCCATCGAGGCAACAATGCAACAATCTTTCAAAGAAGATCTTAGCACTGCAAAAATGACGCTTATCAATATATCTAAATTTATTGATGAAGAAAGACCATATTTTGAATCAACGGAGGCAATAATCTCTATGTCAGATGATGAATTAATGCATCCCAGCAAGACAGATTCTACAGAGCTTGGTGAAGTCCCGCAATCTACTGAAAAGGGCTCGATTCGTCATGGGTATGTTAGAGACCCATATTCACTTAATTACTTGTATACAATTTAGGAAGAAAAATGGAATTAGCAATTTTTGTGCTATGTGCCTACGGACTCACTCAAATATTGGTATATAGCGATATACCCTTACTAAGTAAAATTAGACCAGCCAAAGAATCTTTTTGGGGATATGGGAAGGTGTTTCATTGCCCAATGTGCATGGGATTTCATGTAGGCTGGTTTTTGATGTTGCTTTCTCCGTTCACAGAACTATTTAGTTTTGAAGTTTCTATATTTAACTTTTTCCTACTTGGATGGTTATCTTCAGGAACATCCTATATATTAAACATGGTCTTCGGTGATCATGGAATACAGATTTCAAAAACGGAGACTAAAAATGAAAATTAATAAATCTATTTTAAAAAAGATCATTAAAGAAGAATTAGAGGCCATGCAAGAGCTTGACCAACCGCCTGCTCCAGAGCAAGCTCCCGAAAACGAAGGTCCGCTTCAATCAAGAGTGCAAGATGCACTGAACAAATGGAAGGCCGGCGAATCAATTCTTAAAACTATCGACGATCCAAAAGAAGTTATATTGCTTGTTGTTGGAATTTTTCAGCACCTTAGAGGCCTCAATCCAGACTTGAGCCCATCTGAAGTAGCTAGAACAATCGATATTATGAGAAACTCTACACTACCAGATATGAAGAGGGGTTTAAAGTGAACAATTTATGGATTAACAAATGGATGCTTCAACCAGTTAGGCGCTGCTGTAAAGGATCTTAGCTATGAGTCAGAAGTTACTTAGAGAATATTATGAGCTTTGCGATGGCGGCGTTTGTCAAGACTTATTAACAGAAGACGAAAAAGCCTTTGTGGCCGCCGGAGGCATGTACCTTACAGGCATTATACAAAAAGCTGATACCGTAAACGGTAACGGTCGCGTTTACCCATATAATGTTCTCATGCGCGAAATGAAAAACTACGAGAAACTTGTGAGTGAACGGCGGGCCCTTGGAGAATTAGATCACCCAGAAGATTCGGTAATTAACCTTAAAAATGCATCTCACATGATGACAAAAGTTTGGTGGGATGGCAAAAATGTCATGGGCAAAGCAAAGGTTCTTGACACTCCTTCAGGACAAGTTTTGAAAACGCTTGTTCAGTCCGGTGTTAGCATTGGAATTTCTTCTCGTGGCATGGGATCAGTCTCGGAATCACAAGGAAACACAGTAGTAGAGGACGATTTTCAACTAATATGTTTTGACTTTGTTTCCGAGCCATCAACTCCTGGTGCTTTTATGATGAAAGAAGCAAAAGAGTTCCAAAATAAAGTGTTTACCAAGGCCGACAGAATCAATAGATTGCTGAACGAGGTCTTGGATGATGAGTAACACTGAAAACTTTCATGATTTGTGGAAAAGCTTTTTGGCGGAATCAGAGTCAAAAAGCAACCCCGAAAGTTTATCAGAGATTGATATAGCGGG